AGAAGTATCTGCTGTAGTGCAGTCTATAAGTATAGACTCACCAAAACCAGGCAAATCGGTTATTGGAGCTTGTGAAGAAGAAAATCTTCCTGCTGTTGTTCCATCAATCGTATGTCTGATTCTATCTACTGTAACGTAACCCTCGTCGCCATCTCCTAAACCTGTTACTGCTCCATGTGCTCTTTGAGAAACTGCCATGTTGCCGTTGACAATAATAGGTTTAGCAATTGGTCTAGCTAAGACTGCTGTGTTATCTGATACTGTGCCATGTAATATTAGTGCCATTGTTTACTCCTTTGGATTATCATCTTTTACTTTCTTAACAGCCGCAAACCAATCTCCTGTTTTATCACCTTTGTCTGCTAACATATCTTTATATAATAAATCTAATTGTTCTTTTAAGCTAAGGTATTCTGTTTCTCTTGTTCTAGCATAAGCTAAGTTATCATAAGCTGTAGATAACTCTGTCATCTTTGCTTCTATATCTGCTTTAGCAATAGGAGTAGTATCCCATTCAATGTTATCTATATCTTCATTTTTTACTACACAACCTGCATTAGCATCTATAGCTTTAATCGCAGAAATAATATCTTTGCCTGGATTAATTATTGTAGTCATACTGTTACCGCCATTAAGGTTACATGCGTTCTGGTTCTAGATGTAAATGCTGAGTCAGCATCATTTGCTGTACGGTTAACAAATACAGTTGTGCTACCATCACCTGAACCAAAATAAAATTTGTAACTTACTTGTGATGTTGTGTTTGGAGTGTCTATAATTGTACCTGTTATGGTTGTAGATGACCTATTGGCATCACCATTAACATCATAGTTACCAAATAAAGAAGCTTGTTTATTACTTGATGCTGTACCAGCTACACCTGTTACATGTGCATACCCAGCTCCACCTATATCTCTATACAATCTTACTCGTAAACCGCCATGGTTGGCATTTGCTAGTTTTACTTGAGGTATAGTAAAATGAATTAAAACTTTATGAGCTGTTGCTGCTGGTGTTATTGTATAAGCTATACTTCCAGCATGGTCAGATGTAGAATTGGTTATACCTACTGCATATAAAGTAGCATCTGAAGCTGATGTAATTTGATGTACAACACCAAATCCAGTAGCTGTACCGCTATTAGCAATCGTTGCTCCTGAGTCTACAGTTAAGGTAGTACCTGATTTAATATTCAAAGCATTTGAAGCAAATGAAACATCAGTATTACCATTAGATTGTAAGTCTATAGAACCACTTGTATCAGATATAAGTTTTAAACCATCACTTGTATCTGCATTAATTTTACATGTCATAAGATAAACCACCTTTGTCCACTTGGGACCGTTACTGTTACACCACTCGCTATTGTTATCGGGCCTACACTAAAGGCGTTTTTGCCAGCAGTGATTGAGTAGTCCGCTGCAATATCATCAGCGTTTTCATATATCGCACCACCACTAAAAGCAGTTGCGTTCATTTGCATTGTATCAGCACCACCGATTCTAAAGTCTATCTTATCATCTGTATCAGCAGTTATTGAGGTATCTGCATCGGCATCAAGTATAAGCTCTTTACCGTTCAAATCCATACCGTTGTTGGGTAATAATTTACCTGCATCAGAACCATCAATAGTTAAGAACGTAGTATCAGCAGAACCATCAGTACCTTTAAATATAATATCTGAATCACCTGCTGCTGCATCAAGAGTAATATTTCCAGATGAAGTAGTAATTAGAACTGCTGAATCACCAATGGTAATATCATCAGCCGCACTTGAAACTGTGTCGAAAGATAGTACCGCACTTCCGTTTGTTTTTATAAATTGTCCTGCACTCCCATCTGCTGTAGGCATACTAAACGCAACACCTCCAGAAGTAATAATTACTTTACTGCCATCTGATGAAATACTTTCATTTGCATCGTGTAGTTGTAAAGTTGGAGTACCACCAGAATCTGTTAAGAGTAATCCTGTATCATGTACATGTGTTAAAGCTATCTCATCATTAGCACCAAAAGATAGTATCGCACCATCATGTTGTAATTCTAAATCTTGTGTTAGAGTAATGTCCCCATCAGCACCAATTGCAATCGCATCTAGGTCTGAAGCAGAACCAATATTTCCAGCATCTGCTACTGTTATTCCACCACTATGGATATCTCTAGCAGTAAAAGTTGCCACTCCGACTTGAGCAGTAGTACCACTAATCTCAACATTACCGTTGATATCAATTAAGGTTGAAGTTATATCTACTTCATCTGTTGCCGCAATATTTAATACTGTACCACTTGCACCTTGTATAAATTGAGTGGCGTCATTGAACATTAATTTGTTTGTAGAGTTTAATGTAAGACCAACATCATTTGTATGTGTTAAAGTAGCGTCTGAACCAGCACCGAAAGAAAGAACTGCTGAATCAGTTAATAATTTAACGTCATCACCAAAAACTGCATCGAGAGCTACTGATAAACCACCGTCAGTTTGTAATGATCCGTCTGTTGTAGAAGTCGCATTAGTTGTATCATCAGTTTTTACAATACCGCTAGCAGTAATAGTAGTAGAGGCGAGAGCAGTAGTAGTTGCCGCCGCTGCCGTACCACTTCCTAAAATTCCATCAAGTGTTCCAGTAAATCCTGTTGCTGTAATTTGGTCAGTTGCTGTAATACCGTCTACAAATAAGTTAGCCCAACGAACACTCGTTGTTCCAAGGTCATCAGTAGAATCTGTATCTGAAACTACATTGCCACCTGAAGTTAAGGAAGATACTGTTGCGGCAGCAGGAGTTCCGCTACCTAAAATACCGTCAAGTGTTCCTGTAAATCCTGTAGCTGTAATCTGGTCAGTTGCTGTAATACCATCTACAAATAAGTTTGCCCATCGAACGCTGGTTGTACCAAGGTCGTCCGTAGAATCTGTGTCTGAAACTATATCTGAACCACTTGTAATTCCACCAGTTGCTACCTGTGTAGCTGTTGTAGTTAAAACACCTACCTGTGCTGTAGTACCACTAATCTCAACATTACCATTAATGTCAATAAGAGTTGAGTTAAGTTCAATTTCGTCATCAGCATTAATATCTAAGTCGCCATCGGCATCTGACCTAATGTTAATCGCAGAATCACGGAATTGAAGTTGCATATCCGTATTAAGTAGCAACCCATCGTTATGCACATGAGTCAAAGTTACTTCGGAGTTTGCACCAAAAGAAAGAACTGCAGCATCTGATATTAACTTAGCATCATCAGTAATACTTATATCTCCAGGTAATGTTAAATTACCACTAGCATCTAATACCGTAGCTTTACTTGCGGGCATTGTACAAAATACAAATTTAGAACCTGCTGAGAAGTTTACTGCATTGTCACTGTTTGAACTTGAAATAACTGTAGTACGAGCCAAAGTTGAACTATCACCTGCTAATGTACCTAAGCCTACTTCAAATTCTGCGTTTAACTGAATACAATAGTAAGTAGTACTACTGTTACCAATACCCGCTAAAAACGTATCAAATCCTGATACAGCTCCTGCTAAAGTAACAGTGCCTGTACCTGTAGTTGCGGTAGTTTCTTTAACTCTATCATTTATAACAAGTGCCATTTAGGACTCCTATTAAGCTATACGTATAATGGCATTTGAAGCATCTGCCGTTGGAAATACTACAGTAAAATCACCTGCTGTAGATGTTTTATCTCCACCAAAATCTAGTACCGCTACTGCTTTATCACCTTGAGTATCATTATATATTAATGCTCCACGAGCTGTAATAGTAGCTGTTGTAAATGTCTCATCATTAAAATCTAAGATTGCTGTTGTACCAGATGAAGTAGGAGCGACAGCTGTAAGTGCTTGACCTGCTGCTGTGTATCCTGTACCTGATACCTCATTTGATGTTGTATATGCTGTTGTTGCTGCACCTAAAGAAGCTGATGATGTATACAATGCTATTTTAAAACTATCAGCATTCGTATTTGCACGAGCTACTGTTGTACTAAAAGCATGAATACCATTCAACAACTGAACTTTAAATGACGTGCACATTGCTTGAGAAATTGCCATTTTATATCTCCAAAAGTTTAGTTAATTCTGAATGCCCTGCATCATGCAGTTTATTCGCTATAGTTGTATGATTAGACTTAATAGCTTGTTTCATATAATGTACTAGAACTTTCCTAATACTATTTTTATAAGCTTCTGCTTGTTCTTTTATTAAAGGACTAGCGTCTTTTCCTACGTAAATTATTTTAGCAAGAGCTAACTCTGCTACTTGTTCTGGTGTCATTCCACCGTATGATGTAGTTACAACATCATAATCTATACCTTGTATTAACTCTGCTTTATTATCCACGGTTTACTGGTATCCTATTTTGTCCACTTCTATAAGAGTCTCGTGTATTTTTACCTTCACCTAAGTTCTTTAATAACTGCATAACTTCACTATACCTTGCTGTGTATTGAGTTACTGTTTCTGCATCTTCTTTCATAAACGCAGCTGCTTCCAATAATGCACCATAAAACAATGCAGTATCGAAGTTATCCCCCAACCAAGTATTACCAGCAGTAACGATAGTTTCAGGATAATAGTAGTAATGTAATTCAGCACTATAATTATCATCTGGTGTAGGTCCTAAAATCATTGTCGTAGCACTAAATATACCATAATATTCAGGTTTTCCAAAGAACGTTGAATCAGTATCAGGAAAAGCTTCTCTGATAAAATTGACATCTTTATTCATAAGAAACGCATGTTCATTACTACTGTTAATAACTGAGACACTAAAAGTAGATAACCAATCACTAGGTAAAGAAAAATACTTATTACCTGATGTCATAGTTCCTGAAACGCCTTTACGTAAGTCAGGTATTTGAACGCTGTTAAATATACGTTGTTCAGCATTCTTAATAAACGTATTTACATCAGCCGTTGTATACTCATTCTCTGTGTACGATTTTATTGCTGCTACTAGTTCAGTATAGGTCATTATTTATCCTTATGCCATTGGGCCTCTAGCTTTAGTTCCTTTTGTAGCTGCTCCATTACCACGAGTAACGACACCTTCAGTCTTTACATCTTTGTCTGGATACCCACCTGTGTTAGGTGTTGCAACATTTTCTGGTTGCTTATAAGTTACCTTACATCCTTTTCTATCTTTGTTCATAATTTACTCCTAAGTTGTTGTTACAGTAACCAATCCTATCTGACTGTTACCTTGTAAATTATCTACTAATCCCTCTAATTGTAAAGGATTATTCAATCCTACTGGGTTAAACCCGTACTGAAAACCTCGTTGTTCGTCAAGATTTTTAGATGGTCTAGGGTCTTGTACTCCTTGTGCATCATGTACAGTATGCATACCTTGCATATTTTGTGGGTGATCTGGTTCCCAACATTCATTACAAACTTTAATATTCGTGTCGTTTCTTTTTATGTATAAATTCTTTAATTTCTTTAACTTAAATTGAAACCCACATCTATCACATTCTGCAATAGTATATTTAGCTGATGCGTATTTACTACTCATTTTTTAGCAGGTTTTCTGTGACTATAACCTTTCTTTTTTAAAGATAGATGTTTAGCCATGGTAGGAGCTTTTATACCCTTACCTGTTTTTTTGTCATACATCATATGAGATTTAAAAACCTTACCACCGTCTTTCATCTTAGTAACTTTACCACCAGCTTTCTTAAAGCCCATATTGTTACGAACGGCTGCTGGTAACTTACCTAAGCTTTTCTTTTTGTTCATTGGTACATCTTTCATCTTACTCTCCTATAGTGTTTGTCTTCTGGGTGCGAGTTTTAAAGTAGATTTTTCTCTATCTTCTGTTGAAGCTAATACCCATTGTTCTTCGTATTCTTGCTTTAAGAACTGAGTTCTATCACCTGCTTGAGGTATCTTTAAACTTAAGTAAAAAGCTAATCCTGCTACTAAACAAGGTAAAAACCTAAAGGGTATATCTTGAGTACTAACTCCAGTACCTGCATCTTCAATTCTTTTTAAAGCCCAATACACAAACGTATAATCTGCACTATCAGGAATAGGCCATACGTTTATAATCGGTTGTGTTGCTTGTCTATTTATCCATACTTGGTTAGGTCTACCTGTAGTATTTTTATTTGGGATAGTCCCATAAGTAGAAGCGGATATTCTAGTAATATTAATGTCTTGTTGGTTAGTGCCTGTACCTGTTCTAATCACTTGCTCAAGTAAATCAATGGTATCAGTTGGAAGATTATAAGTGATTGTACCTGAGACTAAAGAAACTGCACCTTCTTCAATTGTCCAAAGATTAACACCACGGTTAGACCATTCCGCTGTAAGTAAGTTTAAACTACGGCGAGCAGTACGTAAGTCATATCCTGTACGCATCTCTGATCCACATCTTTCAAACGCTTCTTCTACAATGTTGTTTAAATCTAAGTTAAACGCTGTTGTTCCTGATGTTGCCATTAGACCATTCTCCCTTTAGTTCTACCACGTTTAGCGATACCATCACCACGATGAGATTTAGTTTTCTTTACTTTGCCACCTTTTTTCATATTTTTTCTAGGTCTTCCTTTATCAGGTACAAAGATAAGTTTTGATTCTTTACCTGGTTTACCAATGTAACCTGCTTTATATCCTTCAGGCACTTTTTGTTTTCTTTTCTTTGCGTTTTGCTCTTTTATTATTTCATCAATTGATCTATCGCTTGTAACAGTTTTCATGCTTCTTCTTTTTTTTCTTATATCCATTATGTTTTCTTCCTCTTTGTCCTTCTAAGTGGTGCCACTCTACGTGGCTTACCAGCTGGCTGCCCAAGTCTTTTCTTCTGAGCAATACGTTTCTTCTTTTGAGCTGCCGTCATTTCTCCTGATGTCTTTGGAGTCTT